AACAGGCTCTGAGCCGGCAATAATGCCAGTTCATAAAAATGCGGATGCGTCCGTCAGCAGAAATGCCGAAAAACGCAAACCAAAGACCCTACGTCGTGATAGGGCCGCTGCTAAACTCAAGAAAGCAGCGTCTGAGGTTGAACCTCAAGAGGCAAGCATGCCTATGGGAGTCGAACTTGACAAGGTCAATTCGACAATTCGAGCCCGACTCATCAAGGCTTGGAACAAAACCGAGAATGGCCAGAACAGGTCGGCTCTTAGGAAGTATTACTATATCCTTAGTAACCTTAAGAGCAATCAGCTCCAAAAGCTGGATTCTAATGCTGTGATCTTCCACAGGACTTTGTCAGACAAGGTTAACAAGGAATTGAGAAAAGCACAAGTTTCCACCATAAGTGGGCAGCAATTCTCGGAACTGGCTTTCCTCGCGCCAGAGAAACCAAAAAGCGTGGAAGCCAAGGTAGTAATACTCGAGCTGGGGGAGCACGCGCCTCCAAAAGAGTTAACCTACATTGATGCGATTGAGAGACCAATCTACATCGAAAGGCCAGGGTGGTACATCTTGCCTGACGTCAAGTCAAATCCTAAAGACACCTGGGGGGGTGCTTGGGGAGATGATGAGATCGAAGACAAAGCCATCAAGGCCAAGTTGGCGGATCCAGGAACAAGGACCTTTTTCATTAGAAATAGGGGAGTCTTGGAAACACATCCATACCACGCCGGTAACAATATCAGCATTTATATGGATTCCAACCAGTATGCGAAGATTGGAAGCTCAGTCAAGGTCGCGGGTCTCCTAGGTGAGTTAGGAATCTACCCCGACATGACCATCGAGTTAATCGATAGATTACCCGGAGGAATGCCCAGAAACCACAAGCAACAGAAGAAAGTGTACAAGGAAAAAGCAGCTGCAGCTACAAAACAGCACAATCTTTCCAAGAGCACATCTTCCAGCGGAAGCTCGAAGAGCGCCAAAAAGAAAGGATCCAAGGACAAAAGCACGCCTACACCAATTTATAGAGTCAAGCCTCAGAAGATATACCCTGAGGATGAACAAAGGTGCCAGGTCTGCGACTACCCTAGATCCGATCATGTTGGCGGAAACTGGTGTACTCGTGAGGAGTACAGGGAACGCAAGGCTGCCTCAAGTAAAGTCGTTGCTGTCAATGCCCCTCTCCCTAAGGAGAAGGCAAACACAAGCAACTCCGGCGATAGCTCGCCATTTGAGCCATTGAGTTCCTCATCCGATTCAGTAATCATCGAAATGGATGACCACGAGGTCATTCAAATTGGTGGTCCCGACGCTGATCCCCCTGCATTACAAAGGGAGAAGTTGGCGTTGGCAGTAAAGGAAGTTCGGAAGTCGGAGGATGCGTACAGCAACCCCGATGAAACGTACAACTTTCGGTACAAGCGTCAGGCTAGAGTACCTGTGTGTTTACACAGAGACGTCCCAGAAGCATTTAGGGACGACAACTTTCAGGCCTTCCTTGAATTCACGGGGCTGACTTTGATCGGACCCATGATCAATATTCTATCTCTCATCTTATTTATTTTGAGTCTCTTTGGCCTCGAGCCCATTTACCTTTTCATCACCATAGCTGTGCAGTTGGTCAAGTCCATTTTGATCAAATTTTTGGTTAGTAAGGTTGCCTACCCGATAACCAGAGCATCGGTGGAAAGGCTGGGCGCCATTTTCGTTTCGGACGAAATATGGAGCAAAGATACCCGGAGGAAAAAGATTTTCTCGTGGAGAACAATGGAACTGCTGACAATCGAAAAAGATCATCAGGAAGGATACGATGGAGCTATTATTGTGGGCCGAAAATTGGTTGACCATGCTGTCGCGTCATGCGAAGCAAGGAAAAGAACCTCCCACAAGATGCTGAAATCGTGCCTCAAGATACTTGGTTTCGACAGCAAGCCGTTCTTTTCCATGAAGAAGGAAACGATCGAGTACAGACACATCCACACTGATGATTCTGTAGAGGTAGATAGACGTGCAATTTCATTCAGCACGTCAGAAATTAAGGAGTATGACGCCGGCATGTCAGTCTTTCTGTTCATAAGAAAGGCAGGATTCGCCAAGTACCATAAGAATGTTTGGATCTCGCTAAAACTAGCAACGCAAATCCTGGCTATGCCCAAGATTATGGACGTTTCCTTGAGCTCCGAAGACCTTTATTCAAGAGTCGTGTTCGCCATCTCAAATTCAACGTATGTCAATGTACCGCAGGCAGCTGTACATGAGAAGAATGTGATTACCAACACAGTTGAGTATGTAGTCTGGGCCTGCCAAAGGCAAAGACAGAATGCTTACTGTAACGGATTTCCGGTTTCGAAAAAAGAACCGGCCACCTTCATTTGAAAAGGGCCACGAGGGTGGCCTATGGCTACCGACACAATGAGGCTGTCCTTCCTCAGTTACTAAAGGACCATTTCATCGTTAAAGGTAAACGAGTCGATCTTGACGAAACCTTTCGCATCACCCGGTTTAAAGAACAGCAAATTAGGCCGGTTGTCGCAGTTGATCTTGGATGTGGTTTGAAATACGCTGCACCGCCCAAGATTGACCCTGCACACACACACACAGTAGCAACAGGTGCCGCATACCGTTTCGCGCGAAAATTTGACTACAACTATGACAGAGACGATTTTAGATCATTTGTCAAATCATGGTTACAACAACAAATTGAACCGCTGGATGTTATGTGTGACACAAGCCATGCTACATGGATTGCAGGCACTCCTTATACTCAGGCCAGGAAAGACGAATTAATCAGGAAACATGAGAAATTTGGGCGAAAGCTCAGCGACAAAATTCCCCAAGAATGTCGTAATTTGAAATGTTTCAGCAAGGATGAATCGTACGTGCCTGATATGAAACACGCGAGGTGTATAAACTCCAGAGTCGACGAATATAAGAATATGGTCGGCCCCCATTACCAGTGCATTAGCGAGAAGCTGTTCAAAATGAGCTGGTTCATCAAGAAGATTCCAATAAATGAAAGACCACAGTACATTATAGACCTAGTTCAAAGAGGCGGTGCATATTATATTTGCACAGACTATACTTCATTTGAAGCCCACTTTGACAGTGATCTAATGGAAGACTGCGAACTGCAGTTGGTCGAACACATGGTCAAGAATCTGCCTGATGGAAAAGACTTCCTCAGATGGGCCAGAGTGAAAACTGGTACAAACAAATTGGCATTTAAAAATTTTAGTGTTGAAATCGGAGCCAAACGAATGAGTGGCGAGATGGATACTTCATTGTCAAATGGATTCTCAAATCTAATGTTTATGTTATACTTTTTTCACAAACAAGGCCTCACTAACCCTGCGGGCGTAGTGGAGGGTGATGATGGTTTGTTCGTTGTAGACCACAAAATCGACGAGCAGTTCTTCAAAGACTTCGGATTGAATGTAAAAATGGAGCTAGTTTCCGAGCTCAACCATGCCAGCTTTTGTGGTATGGTTTTTGATCTGTCAGAAAAGACCAACGTCACTAACCCTATACATGAGTTGATCACTTTTGGATGGTCCTCAGCCAAATACGCTCGATCAAAAGAGGGAGTCAGAAAATGTTTGCTCAGAAGCAAGGCACTTTCCATGGCATATCAATACCCAGCATGCCCAATATTATCAGTTCTATCTGCAAAGATATGTGAGCTGACTGCTGGATATGATTCACTCGCACTTCTTCAACGAAGAGGTGACTTTACATGCCAATATGAAAAGGCCATTATCGTGGAAGCTCACGCTTTCTTTGAAAAGCACAAACTGCTAGATGAACCTGGACCTAAAACCAGGATATTAATAGAACAATTGTATGGAGTAAGTTTACCCGATCAAATTGAGATCGAGAATTATATTCGCGGAATGAAATCAATTCATTTAATTGACATTCCCGCCTTAGATAAATACTTACCCAAAGATTGTATAAAATATGCAGATGAATATGTCGTAACTACCACAAACGCAAGTTTCTTCAACGACCTAGGAATTCACATGAACTATATATGTCCAGAAACGGACTTCACAGCTTTTCAAAACAATCGTACTTTAAGAAGGGGAACTTAAAGTGCAATGCCGCATGTGGCAGAATGGTGTTCGGTTAAACACGGTTCGCATGCATTAACCCGGTGAGACTCTCGTTAGGAGCTTGCAGTACATCGCATAAGTGTGTCTTCGCTGACAAGACATTATTGTTGTACACAAAACTAGCCGGACCTCTGTCGATACAAGGGGAGTTCCAATTTTTGGATGGGG